GGACAAAGTTTGCAACGTCGATCTTGATTGCTGCGTTCTCGCCTTCGCCGACATCCTCGTCGACCGTGATCGACCAGAGCAATTGCCGCCGCCGGTCGCATAGCTGATTGAGCACATCCCGCAGCGTCCGGCCTTCACATCGGACGATCGGTCGGTCCCACGTTGGGAGCGTCGCCAGAGCGTTGACGGTCAACGACAACGGCAAGTGATCAACCGCGTCCCAGTCGACCGGCTGGAACATCTCAATCAGATACTTGACGATCTCCTTGGTTGACCAATACTCTGCGTCCGCGAGGTCTTCGGTGAACAGGTAAACGTTGTCGGCACTCAACGCCGCCGCCCGATTCCCCTTGTCGGCGAAGTTGTCGGGCTCGTTGAATGTGATCGGCTGCCCGAGGGTTGCGGACCCGACGACTGCCGACGGTGCCTCGAAGTACGCCTTGTCGATGTAGACGTGGTCGAAAATGTATTCCAGCCCGACGGCCTGCAGCAGTTGCGTCCCAGAGAGAACGCGGACGGCGACCGGAGTAACCCCGCCCTCTGGCGCTGCGGCATAGTACCTCGCTCCGTCCCGGGGCCCGCCATCATCCACGATGATCCCGTACCAGAATTCGGCGGCATCCTGAACGTACGTATGGAAACCATCCGTGGTAACGGTCGCCCCAGGATGTTCCGCCAGATATGTTGCCAGTTCAACCGGATCGTCGACGATGAACTTGCTGTGGAGAATCTCAACGCGGACGTAGTAATTCAGCACTTCAAGCCGTTCCATGTGGTGCAGAATGGACGGCGTATCGATGGTCCGCTCGGCCCCAAGGTCAACGACGAACTCGGCGGATGAGCCTTCCGGAGAGCAACCGAACCGAACCCGGTTGCAGTGCATTCGCGACTGCAGATACCATGCCGCAGACCATCGCGGCCGGGTGTACACAGTGACCGTCGGCGAGGTGCGGAAGATGTCGCCGTTTACCGGCCGCGTGATCTCTCCAGACATTCCCTCACCTTACCCCAGAGCAATCAGGACCTTGACGACATCGCTGCCGTTGCCGGTCAGATCGATATCAGTTGCCAGAGTCGCACTGTCGCCGGAAACCGTCGGAAGCTCGTCGGTGAATTTCAGTTGCATATCGGTGCCTGGCGGAAGGTCGATCTCGTTGCCAGCACCAAACATTTCGTACGGATCTGAGGCACCGCCGGCGATTGTCACGTCGCCGATGTTGTCCGGGTCCGTGATAACGTGGAGCACTTGGACCCGCAGCCCTTGGCCGTCCTTTGCGACTCCCTCGATGTCCTCGAAGTCGCTCAAATCGATCGTCTGCGTGTCGGTCGCACTGGATGATCCTGCAAATGTGATCTCGGCCGCGTAGACCATCGACACCGGCGGTGTGCTGGTGGCAGTGAGCGAGGCCACGCCGTTGTTGAACGCCTTGCCGGACACGATTTGACCGTCGACCGGGTCCCCGTCCATTTCGTAGGACACAACGGCCCGGTTCTCGACACTCACACTTCGAATTGTCGCCATGATGATTCTCCGTGACTCAGGCTGCCGTCAGGCCGCCGGTATCATTTCCAGCCCCATCAATGTCCATCGGGCCTGTAGGTATGCGCGGCTGTTGGCCACCAGGCCGCCCGTGGAATTCTCGATCGCAAATAGCCGCTCCTCCTGCACGTTCAGTACCTCGACGTATCGGTTCACGTCGGAATGTTCCACGCCGCCCTTCATCAGCGTTACCGGGCTCGCCCCGATCAATTGCTGGTACTCGTAGAGCAACGAATACCCGGCGTTCATGTCCGCCACATCGACGCCCGACACGAGCGTGAATTCCTGGCCGGCCTTGCCGATCAGCAGAAACGCGGTCCCGTCAACGCCCGCCCGTTGAATGGGCTTGATCCGCATCGTCGGCCAAATCGGCTGGCCTTCAAGCGAGATGAAGTCGTAGACGTAAATTCGGTCAAGTGACACGTTGGCTACTCACTGTGCATTCGGTTGGCGGTCGATGTTGACGGTGGCATGGGACGGACGCGAACCGGAACCGGGACAACTGGCACTTGCTGGAGGTCCTGACGGAGACCGCGGATTTCTGTTGTCTGTTCCCGGATGGCAACCGTTTGCGCGTCGGTTTTCGTTTCGAGGGGTCTCGTATCCAAAACGCCGGCTAATTGTTCTGATCGTGAGGGAGGCAGATTTGGCAACAGCGGCGATGTCTCCGGGAATGCGTCAATCTCTGGGATGACCGGCACAACACTCGTCGGTCCAAGCTGGAGTTGCTGTTGAGCCTCCGGAGATAGACCGCCGACCTGCCCAACTTGCCCTTCTCCAAGAGTCGCCTGCTCGGCTGCTAAACGCTCAAGAGCGACTCGCATCCGATGTTGGATGGCCTGCTGTCGTAGTTCTGGCGATACGTCCACCCCACCGGCAGCCGTCTGGTTGATCAGCGCTTCGTCGCCCACAAACATTTGTTGCCATTTTGCGAGTCCCCGGCCAAGGATCGACGCAGCTTGCCCCGTCCTGCCTGGTATTGCAGCCTTGACCGCTGTGTCACGCTCTGCCAAAATCGCTTCAGACAACGCCCGGGCTTCGCCCTCCAGTCGGTCCTCAGCCTCTGATCCACGCTTGGATACTTCGGCAAGCTGTCCAGCCCGGATCTCGGGGACTGCCCCAGGCAGCGTAGTCTTCATCTCGGCGAGACGGGTTTCTTCGGCCTTGGGCAGCCCGACCATTTCCTGGCGGAACATATCCATCTGGCCCATGATCGCCTCGAACGCGACCATTCCTCTCTTTTCCCCCATCCACGTCTGGAATGCCGCCGGGTCCATTCCCTGCCCAGCTTCTGCCCGCGTCATCCAATCGGCAATATCGTCCGGCTTCATCTTCATTTCACCCAGCCGAGTCTTGGCCTGTTCGGCGCCGCCGAAGTACCCGATGTCGCCCTTCTGCATCGCTTGGATGTCCAGCAGCGATCGCTCCGCACCGAGCCCCTTGAATGCGTCCTTCTCTTGCATCGTCAGCAGTAGACGCTCCATGCCGGTTCCGGCCTCAGCGATCGGCATGACCTTGCCGGCGACCGTCAATTGAGCGATCAACTCCTCATCGGTTTGTCCGAGGTTCTTGGCGAACAATGACGGCGCCGCTGCTGCTTGTGCGATTTCCGGCACTTCGTATCGGGTCACGTCTGACGAGCGATACAGCTTACTAATCAGAGCGGTTGCATCGCCAGTCTCTTTCACCCCGAATGCCGATTGCATCATGTCGACTGCAGAAACCACTGGCGTGATGTCACGAATGGCGCCCGATCGGCTGAGGTCTTCGAATATCTTCCGCTGCTCGTATAGATTTGTCGAACGCAGTTGGTAATGCAGAGCCGCCGCTTCGTCCTGCGTTTTACCGACTCCGCTCTCGAATGCCTTTTTAGCTTCTGCGACATATTGCTGTGCTTCGGCGGGTGAACCTGCCAATCCGGCCAGTTCTGACATGCCTGCCCGCTCGCCCTGCAATCGCGTGAATGCCTCTTGGGATTTGGCGTCGAGTTCCGACAACAACTTGACCGCTTGTGCGATACCGGCCGACACCAACGCGAACCCGCCAGCATAGGCCGCGAGTCTCCCAATCGCTGCCGCCCCGAATGTCGAGACGTGCGCCTTCTCAACGTCTCCCAGGGTGCCACGGGTTGTGTGCAGTTGCCGATTCGATTCCTTCACCGCATCGGCGTACTGCTTCTCGGTAATCTTCCCGTGCTCTTTCAGCCGGTTCAGTTCCTCGACTCGTCGATTGTGCTTCTCCTGCTCGGTCGTGAGTCCGGCGATGATCTTCTTCGTGTCGGCCGACGCTTTGGCGTACGCCGCGGATCCCTTCGCACTCGTCTCGTGGAGCTTGGCGTTTTCCTTCTCCAATGCCGTAATCGCCTTCTGTGCCGCCGCCACCGCCTTAATGGCCTCTGACGAGTCGCCGGTGTACTTCAGCTTGATTCCGCCGTCAGACATGGTAGGCCATTCGCATTTCGGTCAGGGAAGGTCGGTGGGTCGGGTTCCTCCCGACAAGCCACTCACGAAACATCAGGATTCTGCTGGAAGGCTGGCGCTTTTTTTTTGAGTGTCCTCCAATTCCTTGTTGAATGGCACATCGAGCACGGCCAGCAACGTGGCGAGCCAAACCGGTTCGCTCGTGTCGATCAGCCGCAAGACGCTCTGCTCGTAGATCCCGACGCGATAGTTGACACTGAGAAACCGCAGACACTGGAGGAGCACGTCGTACCATTCGAATTCATCGCCCACGTTCAGGCGGGAAATCAACCGGTCCCACAGGTCCTTGGCCGCGTCCCAAAGTTCCTGATAGTCGGGTTTGATCTCGATTTTCATCGCGCCCGAGGCGTCGTAGTACATATCGCGGGGCAGGTTGGTGACCAGGCCCGGCGAGCGAATGACGGGAATCTCGTATTCGTTCCCGTCTGCCAGCGTGACTTTCCAGCCTCGGATAGTCTTCGGCCGCACGAGATCGGCGGGGACCGGCGGATATTCCTTGTCGGTCCCGACCCACAGTTCCGGGTCCCGTCGGACCATCGTCCACTTTTGGAAGTCCGGATAGTACCCGACGCGGACGGCGACGACAGACCCGGTATTCGTCGAGAACAAACACCCACTCTTCTCGCCGCCCGGCCCGAGTGTTGCGTGGTCGGTCGCCCAGAACTGCTTCGGCTTCACGTCGCCCAGAATGGCCGTCAAGCCGTATCGATCGAGTGTCTCCGGGACCAACCCTCCCTTGATCGATACAAGCTCTGCTCTGGCCAGTGCCGGAAAAAAGTAGATCGGGGCCGACATGATGCGTCTCTTCGCGTTGGGGTTCGTTTCCGCTCAAACGATCAGGACCGGCCGCTACGGCGAGGGATCGACCATGGCAAGCAATCGGATGTTGGCAGCGGCGCCACTGGCGTTCGTCACGTAAACGTCGGTAACGTCCTGGGTGATCGGGCACGAATCGGCATCGTCGTCAAGCCACAACAGCGGCTGGTTCGCCTTCATGGTCAACGTCTGATCCGCGGCCGTGCTCGTGCCACCAGGGTAGTTGATCTCGATCGTCACATCCTGATCGCTTCCGATGAGGATCGCTTTCGCGGCCTCAATGTTGACCGGCCATGCAAGATGGTAGTCCGTGGACTCGTCGGCGACCGATTCGGACACATCGACCAATTGCCCGGCTGTAATCTCTTTCGCGTACGACGTAGTCTCGACACCTTCGCCGGCCAAGGCTCGCGTGAACGTTCTCGTGTGGGACATGGAAAGGCTCCTAAATTAGGCTATCAGGTGATCGCTTGGTTGACCGCGAATGCCAGGGCGTTGGAGTTGCCGTCGGCCGCTCGGAATGACATCGTGAGAGTGTTCTGGCTCGGCGTGTTGCCGGCCCCGGTGGTTCCATCGGGCACGATGATTCCGTTCGTGGCGGTGATCTTCACGTGGGCTGCGGTGCCGTCGGCTTCGTTCGCACCGTCCGGGTCCTTGGCCCGCATGTACTGCACGACGTTCGCACTGATCGCACCACCGGTGATTCCGTAGGCACTCCACGGCTTCCCGTGCGTGGTCAGGGTGAGAACGTCGTCCGTGTTGTTGACACCAATGTACCGGTCCCAGACCTCGCCGGCGGAGCCGCTCTGCAACAACGCCACACCGGACGCCAGCGTGAAGTCAATTTCGTTCTCGAGCCGGACACCATTCACATACGTCGGGCCCAATGTGAAGAACTGAGTCGCGGCCGGGGTTCCGGTCAAGGTGCCAGTTCCCACATTGATGATCGGGTTCGCGGTGCCGTTGTAGGCCGGCAAAATCCGGCAGACGATCTCGGCATTCTGCTGGTGGACGGCCCGGATCGTGTCCCAGACCATCATCGCCTGGGTCAACCGCAACTTCTCGTTCGAGGCATCACCGGTGCCGTACCGATCGCTGAGGTTCTTCCCTTGCCGATACCCCAGGTCGACCACAGCGGCCGACATGTCGAGCGAATGGACATTGGATCCGGCATTGAACAGGCCGAGAATTTGGGCGACCGCGTTGCAAGTGAACGACACTTGCGGTTTCTGGGCCATGATTGCTCGGAACAACGGGGTCGGATGGCCGGACGAATACCCGGTCACAAGCTGCGTGCTTGTGTTGGGGTTCGTGTCGGTCAGTTCGGAAATGAGGTTCGCACCCCACGAAAAGCCGTGCAGGTAATAGCGTGATTCAGACATTGGGATGGTCTCCTGTTACTCTGCTGTCAATTTCGCTCGGCCGAATACCGCGATGTGCAGCAATTCAAGAGGCCATGCCCACCAGGGCACGTAGAACTCAATGCACGGTGGGGTCCCGTCGTTATTGAGCTGAATGCCGAGCCTGCATGATCGAGTTCGCAGCCACCAACGACACAACATTGGGTGCCGACCGACTTCTGTTCTCAGTTCCAAATCTTCACCTTTCACTTCAGTCGCCTCCGTTTTTTGTGGGCCCGGATCAGTTCCAAAAGCCGTGTCTCGGCCAAGTCGCGAACTTGCTTGGATTCGGATACCGAGATCGTTTCGAGTTCGCGGCGAAGATTGATCGACCCCGACTTCTGGCGCTTCAGCACATAGTGGGGCACGTAGAACGTCACTTCCCCGCGGCGAGGATAGGCCCGCACAATCCCGAGCCCAGTGGCCCGAGTCCTGGTCTTGCCGGTCTTTACCAGGTCCTGGCCGGCCGAGATCGCTTTCCCCTGTTCCACTTGCCGCCTGCGAATCTCTCGCGTGTGCTGAGATCGTGGTGTGTACCCGTACCGCCCGGCCGCGGACGGTTGAAAGTGTCGCGGGAGAAACGTGCCGTGGAGCGTTTCGCCGATCTCCTGGTGGATCTGCTTCGTGATTTTGTTCATCGCGTATTCGGTATCCACCTCGGCGAGGATGCCTTCGACCTCCATCGTGAATCCGAATGTGATCATGAGCCACCCCACGCAATCTCGGCCCAGCAAATCCAACGATCCTGCTGCCCCTGGCTGAGGGAGATGATGTCCCTGTCAGGTCCGCGCATTGAGTGGATTCGTGTCCCGGTCAGGTTGTCGTCTTCACCAAACGCCTCGGCCAGATCCATAAACACGTTGCCGGCGAAGTTCGTGAAATCGCGGCATGAGGTCTCCCGGTCCTCTGGATACTTGCAGAGATCGACCAGCAGCAACGCGATGTTTCCGCTCGTGGCCAAGAAGTTTCGGTGCCCGCCAGAATCTTGCGTGAACTCCGTTCCACCGGTCCACAGTACAGCCGCCGGGTAAACCTCCAACGTCTCCAGGTCGGCGAACGGGTAGAAGATTCGCTTCTCCCAGCCGTCCGCTCCGTCGATGAGTTTTTCGTTTGCTCGCACGGCATCTGCAGCCAAGCCGGCTCGAACGCGGAAATTGGTCGACTCGGCAACAAGTTCGACGAGCTTGCAAAGCGGCGTGGTGATCGGGCCTTCCGGTTGCGGGGTCTGCCATGTGTAGGTCATCTCCGTGCCCTCGATTGGCCATACATGTGGGAGCGAGGCCGCTTGAATTCCAGGATCCAACCGCCCTTGATACTTTGCGACTTGCCGGTAAACACGAACGGGATGGTGATCGCATCGCCGTCGCGAATCATGGTGTCCGTTTCGGTTGCGCGGTCCGCGTTGAAGCGAGGGACCCCGACGCCGCCCTTGGCATGGGTTTCGTCGTTCCCGACAGTTACCGTGAGAACTTCGTCCTCGTAGGTCGCCATCTCGTTTTCGGCGACTTCCGTCTTATTGACGACCAGGGCAACGATTCGACGCGACCGACTGACAGACGACGAATACGTGATCCACTCGGCGAACTCATTCACGTTGAGTTGCACGTTGTAGAGGTCGTCTTCCAATTGGTCGGCGAGCGTTCTGGTCATCTGCGATCAGTTCTTCGTGGTTGCCTGGGGCTTTGCGCGTTCCACGGGAGCGGTTGGAACGGGAGCCGTAACCTGTGTTGGCTTCGTCGCAACCGTGGCGGCTGCCTCAACCGATTCGTCTTTCGGTGCATGGCCATCCGTTTTGACCGGTCGGTATCGAACCCGTCCGTCCGCCTCGCGGATCTCAGCTTCTACCTCGATCAACGAAATGCCGATGTCCGCTTGAACTGCGGCAAACTCCGCCGCGTCCAGTTCGACAACCTCGCCAGGATTGAAGACCAGCATCCGAACGACCTCGCCCGGCTGGTTTGACTTCTTGCCTGGCGGCTTTCGCATCGACCGGTGAAACTGACCGGGCCAATTCCGCCTGAGCATCACGGTACGCTTTGACATGACTGCTTCCGTTGTTCTCGTGTTGAATGTGAAATCGGGTTAAGACTGGGCGTCGGCACGAGCAGGAGGGTGCATCGTGCCGACGCCAGCGGGGCGGGACGAGACGAACGATCAGGTGAACGTCGTGAGAACCGAGGTCCACCAGACACCGTAGGCCGCTTCGTAGCGGGCTTCGGTCATGAACTTCACCTCGCGGAATTCCAGGTCGTCAATACCCTTCATTTCGCGCTTCAGCGGCATCCGTTGCTGGAAGATGAACGGCCGGAGCGGTTCGTCGACCTTGTGGATGTAGAACTTCGTGGCATCGGTCAACAGAGCGCAGGAGAGAATCCTGGGAGCGGACAACACCCAGTTTTCTCCACCGGCCGACTGCGTGCGAACGGTCAACGCATCGTGGGCGACCTGCAACAGATCCGGAGGAACAACGACCAGAATGCTCGTCGCTTCGTCGATCACGTATCCGTTGATCAGATTGCCGTTGTTGTCCTTGAAGGTCTGCATCGCCTTCAGTGCGGCGTTGTAGGCCAGCTTGAACTCGGTCGCCGTTGGCGTGGTGCCGTCCGCAGCAGCATACGTCAAGTCGTTGCTCTGCGATCCAGAATCACCCCAAACATGGTCGGTGTCGTAGAAACACTGAGCGTCAAAGCAGACGCCTGTCTCCCCGGCAACCATCAGATCCCAGACGAGCTTGTCCGGGTGGCGTGCAGCGTTGGCTGCAAGCTGTTCCAACAGGGGCCCGTACATGCCGAGCCTGTCGTCGTCGATGTCGAACTTGTCGACGCCGACCGTGACTTCCCAGGGCCGGTTGACCACGGTCCAGTCGGCTGCAGCCATCTGCTTGATGCTGCGGTCGCCGATCCACTCGCGAATGGCAGGAACTCGCCCGAGCATGGCGTACCGTTCGTCCGCACCCTTGCTGGTCACGACCGTGCAAAGGTTCGGATAGTACGGGGCCATTGCGGCGAGTGTGTTGTCGAATTTGGCCGTCAAACCGTTGAGTTTTGCGGTTGCGGCTGCAGTGTCGAGAGACATGGGAGTTTCCCTTTCGTGTCAATGGAAGACTCGCTAGACTGTTGTTGCTGACAGACGAGCCGGCGAGACTTCCCGGTTTGTTCTGGCCCTGCCTTCAGACGGCAATCTGGAGGCGGGGTTTTTCATTCATCAGGCGTCGGGGATTTCGGGATTGATCCGCACCCACATCTTCGTGGTGCTGATGTACTCTTCGAACTCGCCGATGTACGTGGCGCTTGTCGAGGTTGCGGTGACCGTGAAGTTGTCGGTGGCGTAGCACTTATCACCGACGATCGCACGGGTAAAACCGGTTCCCTGCAGGACGAACGAACCACTCCGGTGGAGTGTCGCGGTCTTGTCGCCGGAGCTACCGCTAGCGTTGTCGCACTTCTCCTTGACGACGCCGGCAAAGTTGTTCGCACCGCTATCGTCGTCTCCGAGTGCGTAGCCTTCGTCGCTTCCGCTGGTTCGCTCCCAGAAGGCCAACGTGCCCTGGTAGAGAGTCGTCGAACCGAGAACCGGGGCGGGGATCTCTGCGAGTTGTCCCCGTTTTTCGATCAGTTGATTGGCTGTTACGGCCATGGGTTATCGCCTTTCGTGTAATTGGTGAGTGCTGGTCGCGTACTTGCGTATGACGACCGGCTTCGCTATCGGACAAATCCGCCGGCCTCGCTGCGGAGGCGGGTTCGGATGTATTGCTCCTCGGTCACACCGACTTCGGATTCGCCGCCGGCCGCCTTGAACTCCGCCCGGAACCGTTCCTCGGGAGTCGGCTTGCCCCTGTCGCCGCCGGCGTCGTCGCCCAGCGGGGCCCGGTCCTTGCAGAGCTTCGCGATCAGGGAGTCCTTGACCGAATCGAGCGATTCGAGCTTGACCATATCGATGGCAAACCGAAGGTCTTGCTTCGCGGTAATGCACCGCTCGAGCACGTCGGCCACGTAAGCCTTTGTGTCCGCGATCGCCTTGTCGGCCAGCTTGGCCTGATTGGCGGTCTCTTCGGCAACCGCGGCAGCCTTCGCTTCGGCCACCTGGTGGTTGATCTCATCCTGGGTGGTCAGCAGTTTGCCGGCCGGAACCGGAAACTGAACTCCGGCCTCGATTTCCGAGATGATCGCATCCGAGGCTTCCGGCTTCTGCCGGTTCTGAACCGCGTACCACGTGTCGACAACCGCGTCGGCTGTCTGCGAGGTCGCTTGTTCGGTTACCATTCCAGCCTTTTTCAAGGCACTCATGAGTTTCGGGTCCATGTTGTTCTCCTTCTGAGATTGGACCGATGAAGTAACATCGGGCACTTGGACCCGATCTCGTTTAGATAACGCTGTCGCGAGCAAGTCGAAGTTGTCCAAGTCGGCCATCGCAACCGTCGAGAGCACGACCGCGTCGGCCTCGGCGATCTCCTGGCTCCATGCGGCGCCACGCTTACGGGCGTGTTGGAGCGTCTCGGGGACGTGGGAGAACCCGCTCAGATCGAACATCGCAGTGGCCGTCTCGCCGTCTTCGTCAATCGCGTCGGCAAAACCCTTCGCCATCGCCTCTTCCGGACCCATCCACGTTTCGTCGTCCATCAACTTGGCTAGTTCTTCGCGGTCCTGCTTGGTCCGCTTCGCGTAGATGGCCAGTGAACTCGCCTTCAGCTTGTCGAGCAAAGTTGCGTACTTGGCAAAGTCCTTCGCCTGGCCGTATACGCCACCTGACGGGTTGTGGATCATGATGAACGAGCCGGGCATCATCGTGATCTTGTCGGCAGCCATGATGATCACCGAGGCCATGGATGCGGCCAGCGAATCCACGTAGGCGTCGATCGTGGCCGAGTTCCTTCGAAGCAGTGAATGAATCGCGAGCCCTTCGAACACGGACCCACCAGGCGAATTGACGTAGAGATTGATCCGATCAACGGTCCCGGCATCTTCGAGGGCCTCGGCAACATCGGCCGATGACACGCCCCACACGCTGATCACGTCGTAGATGTACAGGTTGAGGACCTTTTCGGAGTCGGCCTGCATCACTTCGGAACGGAATCCTTTGAATGTGGCGATCATGCCGAGTCTCCTTGCTTTTCGTCGTTCTCTTCGTCTGCCTCGTCCTCTTCGTCCTCATCGTCCTCCGCGTCGTCGGGAGGTGGCGGCTGATTCGGAGGAGTGCTTGGCGGGACAACCTGATCCGGAAGCCCGATCTGCTTGCGGTACTTGAGCAACTCCAGTTCGATTTCGAGCTTCCGCTTCTGAACGATCAGGTCGGCGTTCGCCTCACGGATCCGCTCGCGAACTTGCTGGTCGATCACGTCGTCAAAATTCGTGCCGGCCGTGGCAGCCACCATCGACTTGGACCGGACGCCGGCATTGACGGCTGCAACGTTGGCGTTCACGTCCTTCAGCGGGTCCACCCAGTCGCGTTGGCACGGGACCCAGATATGCCGCTCGAAGACATGGGGCCGCTCGTTGTACTCCGCCGGCGTGATGTCGACCTCGCCTGCAATGACCGCCTCCCGCACAAACTCTTCCCACCAGCGGGACAACCAGAGGTCGACATGAAACAGTTGGGCCGCATCGAACTCGATCCGGCCCTCAATGATCGACGCCCGGGTAGAGGCGAAATTCATGGCCCCGTAGTTCTTGGCCAACATCTCGGCCGGGTAGTTCATGCCGGCCGCTGCCTTGCGGGCGAGCGAATCCATGTAGGTCGCGTGATCCTCGCCGCCTTTGCCCGGGTCGGCGAACGTCGGCACACCCTCCGTGATCGGGTCGTAGTAGACGATCCCACCGGGCGAGATTTGCTGATTCCGGCGTCCATCCGTGTCCGTGGACGTTGCAGCGTTGATGGCGGCAACGGTCGGCCGCGGCTTCGGGACGAATGCCGTGTAACAGGCCTGTACCTGCTTGGCGATCAAGACCGCCTCTTCGTAGTCCCAGGCGTTTTTCAGGGTCCTCTGGCTGGCGACGTTGGCCGGCCAACCACGGCTGGCGCCCGGTTCGTCCTGCTCGTAGATGTGGCAGACCCGGTCGACGGGGACCTCGTCGTATGACTCATCCCAGCCCATCTGGTCGTTCGGTTCGGTCTTCCGGATGAAGTAGGAAATGACCGTTCCGTCTTTATCGCGGCGGCGCCCGAGCCTCACATTGGCATCGCCAGCGAACTGGGCCGGCGTTTCGATCCGCTGGACGGAGACGACTTCCGCAGCCAGGGGTAAGGGCTTTCGGGCGACAACTTTGTCCGAGAACACGACGAATGCCTCGCCGTCTCGATCCACACACCGCTGAATGAGCCGCTGTTGCATCCAGAGAGCAATGACGCCGGATATGTCCGACCTCTTCATCTGCCGCCGGGCGAGTTCCTCGAGTTGCGAGTTGAGAGCCTCGGCCCGTTCCTGGCTGATCAGTTCGTCGCCGCGGATCTGCGACTGCGGCGTCATGCCGGTTCCGACCACGTTCGTGACCCGGCCCTTGATGTGCGAGGCGGCAATCGGGTCCTTGAGGTACAGGTCGCGAGACCGGTTGCGGGTCTCTTCCTGTTCTGTCTCCAGTTCCGTGTCGGGAGACAAGCGAGACGTGAGCCAGTTCTTCCCTTTCGTCGTCTCGGTGCCTGCCGAGTCCCGGGCCACCATGTGAGCCTGGAGCCGCAGAAGAGTTTCGGTCTGCGTGATCTCCAAGTGGGCCAACCGCCGCGCTCGGAACCTGCCCGGGGCGAACCGCGACTCAATCGCGTCGTAGAACCCGGCGACTCGCTGTCCGAAGGTGCGTTTTGGCTTGGCCATGTGGGTCGTTACTTCTTCAGTTCCGCGTAATTGATTGCCGGGCCGTTGTCGTCGTCGTCGGCCATTGCCATGAGCCGCTTTTCCTGGTCGTAGAGCGTCTTCAGATTGGCCCTGGTAAGCTCGTGACCGTCCGGGGTGCGGTAAGACTGGGCCCCGCCCTCGATCGCACAGATGGCCGCTCGGCAGATGCGTAGACGCACGGCTGGAGTGTCGTTCTCGTAATCGTGGTCAGACGGCAGGTAGGGGTTTGTGGTCATTCGGCGAAGCAGGGCGGGGGCCAGATTTTCGGCCTGGACCTTGGCCAAGAAAACAAAAAAACCCGCATCCCGAGCAGCCATTGCTCAGAATGCGGGCGTTGTGCGTAAACTAACCCGAGTCAGATTTCAGGATCGCGGGTAATACTCGCGAATGATTTTCGGGGGTTCCTTGATCTCTTTGTTGTGGATGTTCACCGTCAAGCCGACGTTTCCGTTGTGGCCGTCGTCAACGGCGGATTGGACGGCAGCAACGAAATTATCGATTGCCGACCGGAGCCGACTGACGTTGTCCGAACCGTCTGGACCTGTTGGCGATTTTAACAATCTTGATCTCCAGTGTCAACTATTTTCATGCGTGACCCGGCCAACCATGCTCCTCGGTTTCATCGTCGACCTCTCAAGAACCCTGTCCCCGGGCTCCGGATCACAAATCCACCACCACGACCTCCGTTATCGTCCGCCTCCCACTCCGCTTTCTGCCGTCGCTGTTGCTCCTCCAGCCCCATCGCCGACCGGAATCGCTCCGTCAGGTTCTCCCACTGACGCTCGACCACCATGTCGGCCATCGCTTCGGAATACACCTCGCAGTCCAGGAAGTCCGACCGCACGTCCTTGTTGACCAGCTTCCAGATTTCCTTAGTGTGGCCGGTCCTCTTGTTCGTCTCCCTCACCCGCACCTCGTTCGTGAGTTGCCGGAAGTAGGTCTCCGAGTCCCCGCCACTGGCCTGGTTCGTCGCGTACCAGAACCCGGGCATTCCGTACCGCATGTTCCAGCGGTCTTGAATCGCCGCCTTGTAGTAGCTCGAGTTGATCAGCCACAACCGGGCGCCATACTTCCGCCGCTTGCCGCTCTGTTCGTCGGCCTCGATCAGGCTGAACCGGTACGGTTCCGAACTGGCGATCGCCGAATCGCCCTTCACGGCGAAAACATGCTGATAGCCAAGATTCTGGATGAACTCGTAGACAAGCTGCGTCTCGTGGCCGCCCGAGTCATGCCCGGCCCGGCACACCCGCAACGATTTCTGATCTAGCGGGTTCAGCCCGGCAAGTTGCCAGTCACGGTCGAGCACGTCATCACGCAACCGGATGAACGCGGTATCCTTCAGAAGCGGATCCCCAGACGCCGACCGCTTCAAGATCCCGAAATCGATCAGCCAGGAAGTCTTGTGCTCGCCCCACGCCCGGACGATCCAATACGTCGAGTCCTCCTGGAAGTCGCATCCGCACGTGAGGAACAGGGCCTGGGCAGGCACGACGCCCCGGTCGTGAGCCCCTCGCAACTGGACCGCCAGCATGTTCCATCGTGGCACCTTCCCTCGCGGCTCGAAGGGCAGCGCCAGCCAATCGTTGAAGAACCGTTTTCGCTCGTCCTCCGAATCCCGCGACAGCAGCCACTTTTCCGCCATCGCGCCGATGGTTGTCTGAGACGAGTACAGCGAGTTGAGCTGATACCCGCGGCGATTGCCGGAGTAGGTCGGGGTCCCGGTCACCACGCCATCGACCACGTGGCACCCGACCGGGCACCACACGCCCCGGGCGACCATCGCGTCTTTCTCGTGGGCCTCGATCCGGCATCCCTTCTCGCAGATGTAGTAGGCGTTCAGCCTGCCATGCTCCGGTGTGACCGAGTTTCCTTCGTCGTCGACCAGCCCGCCAACTCCGCCGCAGTAGGCGTACTGATGCCCCCGGCCATGCGGAAAGAATCGCAGCTCCTGGTAGTGGCCACACCTGGGGCACGGCACGTGGAATGTCCGTCGGTCGCTCTGCTGATACAGCGGCCAGAGTCGATCACTGATCCCGATCGGGGCCCCCTCGAAGATCACCGTGTGCGACCAGAACGCCTTGACACGCTCCTGGGCCAGGGTCACACTCGACGCCCACCGGTCCACTTCCGAGCACAGCACTACCTTGCAGGCACGGCCAGACAGCCTCTGCGTCGATCCGGACCACGCCAGATAGATCCGGCATCCACCCAGGTCAATCCAGCGATCGTTCCGAAACCGCAGCGGCGGGACCTTGTTCATAAGCACCGGCGACACGTCGCAGATTTTATAGATCATCTCCCGACGGTCCCGGGAGTAGAGCTGGTCCGGCCCGGCCAGCATCATCGGAGCCGCATCGATTGCCCCCTGGCTGGCCGAAATCGCCTCGACGAATGTTGTTTTCCCCGACTGAGTCGCCCATACGAGAACAACCTCCTTCACCGCCGGATCGTCAACCGCGTCCATCGGTTCACGGATGTACTCGCGATCTGTGAACGAGTAGGCCCCCGGTGTGGCCGACAGGTCGGACGGCAGCCGGATATTGTCGGCACACCACCTGGACCGAACCGGGCGAGGCCTCGGCCGGAACGTATCCGCAAACACCCGGTCAACCGTCCGGAGTTGCGAATTCAGCCAAGTTGTGTTGTCGGCAAGGGCTACCACTTACGGAACTCGATATCGAAATGTGACATCAAAATCTCGGAAAAGGACATCCACGTACCCGTCCTTGTATCTCGCTGAAATCACGCCGGGAAAAGAATTGGTCGCAACCTCCTCACCTACTGGCGCAAATCTCAAGACATCACGCGGCACGACAGGAGCGATGCTTGGAGACCGCATATTGCTGAAGACCTGTTCGGCCTCCTCGGCAATCGTTTCGGCGTTGACGACAACTTGCGACAGAATGTCGTCAATCGTGGTCCCGCGATTCTCTCTCGCGGCTTGCCGGGCCCCTGATTGCCCGATGACCGCGTCTATCGCCTGGACAATGTCCCCGGCCGACAGATCCCCTACGACCTTCACGTCCGTATCCCAGCCAGAGGCAATCGATCTCGCCTTCGCCAAGACCTCCCTGGCGTCATGCTTCGACGGAGGAGGTGCTTGATCGACAGTGTCACGGTATGGATTGGGGATTTTGCTCCGGAACTCACCGCACCAATCGCAAAGCCGCTTCCGTTCTGTTTTCGGATACCTGCGACAGGTAAACTCGTCGTAATCATCCAGCGTGCGGTCTTCGTATTCTTTCGGAAGATACAAAAACACACACCCACCACACCTATCCTCAGCCATCACTCGCCCTCCGCTTCAGGTTCAGGTTCAGTCCCAATCGCCCGTTCGTCCGCGTCTTCCCTCTCGCACAAGTCCGCACACGCCTGCCACGCCTCATCGATCACCGCCCGGCAATCCACAACAACCGCCCCCATGTGTTCCGGAGGCAGTCCCAACTCCACAACCTTCACGCCAAGTTTGTCCGGGAGCTGGTTGACAATCGCCCGGACCTCATTCAGCCTCCTTCGAACCCGGTCCAACATCGGGTCCAGCAACACCAACTCGCCCCGCCTGACGGCGTTCTCCATCGCCAACTTGTCGGCCCGCTCATGCGAAACCCGGGCGTCCGCTTCCGCCTTCGAAGTCGCAGACGATTGGCCGTTGCCGTTGGATCCATTGCCGCCACCGATACCCGCTCGAGCATACGGGCCCATGCCGTTGTCACGTGCCCACTGGTCGATGGCCCCCAGGTCGAAGGTCCCATCGTCATCCCGGCCCGGCATTTCGCGGCCCTGCCATTGGTAAACGATTCGCTCCGACACATGGAAATGTGCCGCAACCTCCCGGATCGTCTTCGCCTTCTGGACCGGTTCGCCATGGCCGTTCTCAATGATCCACGTGTAGACCTCCTGCACGTCGTAGGAGCGTTGTTTACCGCGGCCCCGGAATGGGAGTCCCTCGCGTCTCCACTTGGCAAGACGTTTCGCGTCGATCTTGAGAAAAATACAAAGCTGCTCGTCATTCACCCGGTAATCCGTAGTCTCAAGAGCGGGTTATCTTCGTCGTCAGTCCCTTCGCCAGTCTCTTCGGCAGCGATCGTCAGCTTGAGCCGTACCCTTGCTGCCGGCGTCAAGCCGAACTCCTGCTCGAGCTTCAGCAGTTGCGGCCCGAGCTTGTTGATGATCCCGACTTCGGGATGCTGCTGCCGGTTTCTGATCTTGCCGGCTTCATCCGTCAGCGTGAAGCTCTCTCCGTACTTTCGCACAAACTCGTCGCACTGCTTCCACCGGACAAGCATCCGGCAGTAACGGGCCAAGGCGTTCGTGTCCACCTTGGTCATCATGCCCATCGCATTCAGTTCCCGGATGGCGTGCTGCCAGACGGTTTTTGCATCCTTATCCAGCCACGCCGGGCAACGTGCTCCATGATCCGGTTTCGGTTCCGTTGGGGTTGGTCCGCGGCTTCCCATGTCAAACTCCTTGGCGGATTGTCAGTTGTGCTGCTGGATTCGCAGCGGGTTATGGTATCCTTCAGGGAGGTATTTCTGGAGATCACGCTTGATGTATTCCGCAAGTTGTTCCTCGCGAAACTCCACGTTGGCCATGAGAGCTTCGTGAGCTGCGGCGTTTTCTTCCGCCATCGCGGCCAGCGGGTCCAATGTCAGCAGCAACTTGTCCGCCTCCTCCTCGTCCACGTCCAGCACGAGGACCGGAACCAATTCGTCGGGGGTGGTCTCGGCCCGAAGATGCCCATCCACAATCATCAGCCGCCCATCCGGAAGCTCGCGGACCAACAGGGCGTCCGCATAGCCGATCTCGGCCAGCAGCCCACGCAGAGCATCCTGTTGGGCTTGTGGATGGGTCCGCCAGTTCTTCGGATTTGGCACCAGATCACCAGCCCGGACCCGCCGCAGCTCCTTCACCCGATCCCGCACGTGCATCCTATCTACCCCCCCACATGACTACCCCCCGGGTGCTGATGAACCAAAAAAACTCGATTTGTGCGGCAGAAAGGCGAA